ATGGAACAAATGGACGCTTATATTCTGGAACTGAACCTAGAACTACAAAAACAAGCTTGGTGCGCTGAACGAGCACTCAGCAAGCACAACAAACGCCTTATCGCTGAGCTCAAAGCACTAGAGCAAACAAAAGGAATTGAATAATGAATTGGATCATCGAAGCATTTAAACGCTTCTTCGCTCATAAAGTAGTACAAGAGGCAGTTGAAGAAATTGAAGAAGTAGTAGCTGATGCCGCTATTGATTACGTGAAGGATAAAGTACAAGGCCACACATACAAAGCTGGTGAGCTGAATGTACAAATAAACAATGTAGAGCTAGGTAACATTGAAGAACTTGTAGCTGTACAAAAACAAAACGTTGAACAAACAGTAAAGGATTACAATGCTAAGACCACCAAAGAATAAAGCGCGTACTATCCAGAGCACAAAGCAAGGGCTAAGTGAACTTGCTTTGATGTTGGCTAAACAAAAGGCTATTGATTCTCTTGATGAAGCAGCAAATAAAAACATAGCTGCTATTAAAGCAGAACAATACAAAGGACGAGGCTAATTGCCTCGCCCGTTTAACGTCATAAGGAGACAACAAGATGAACAAAATGATTACTATCGCAATGGCAGTTATGATTGGCCTTACATCATATCAAACTTATACTGTACATCAGCAGCAACAAACAATAAAAGAACTACGCGAGGATGTAGATTACCACACTATGAATTTAGGTGTACGTGCTGCGCTTGGCGATGAGTCAAATTTTTTACTGTTCTCACATTTGCACGATTCAGTAGTATGTAAGCACCCATCAGATAATATCAAAGCGGATTGTAATAACAGCAAAGAACTGGATACAGAAACTAAATGATGCAATAAAACTTTCATTGATGGAAAGACATAGTTTTTGCAATCTGGATTAACGCTCTATGTGAGCGTTAATCACATTCTGAAGATAATTAATAAAACAAGAACCACTAAAGCTTATACGACTATAACAACTTACCCACAACGACATTCATTACATGTTGTTGCAGACTATATAATGCCCCTAAGTGCATATGTAGTTTATAGATGATACAACTGAATGCCCTGTCTCTGCTTTGGTCACTTAACTTATTCAAGTCATCAAGCATTTGCGCATAATCAGAATGAAGTAAGTGAACAAGCTTAAGCTTGACATCTAATTCAATTTCCATATCAAACCGCATCATCTTCTCAATCCGATGTCGCTCCCTATTGTTTACAGCAGTTAGATAATCAAGCCATGTAGAATAAGGTGGTGTATCGGTCACGCTTGTAATAGAAAGATCTTTGGCAGCCTCAACTAGCAAAGGCTGCCCACCCTTTGTGCCAAATTTCTCTAAGCAACTAAACATGTCGATATACTTACCATTGAGAGCAAGATCACTAAGTAGATCAGCGTAATCCTTGGCTATATCAAAAGTTTCGGCTTGCATTACCTTGAAGTAGATAAGGTGTAGCTTCTTGTACTCCGGATACACACTAGTAATAACATAGAAGATGTAACCAGCTACGTAAGCCAGCAGCAGATCTATACCAGCAGAACCTAATGCTGCTGCCCCATTGAATGGCTCCGGCATATGGTCCCATACAAGTGCATTGATACCAATGATGACAACGCACAGGACGGCAGACACAGTAAGTGATGTTGACGTTAAGCCAAACACACCTCTAATGGTGCGCCTCATTCTGTAAAGCAGCATAGGAATACTCGTAGCCAGGTGGTGCTTGATCATATCATGCTGCTTGAATCGGCACATAGAGATAACGGGGGTAGTTCGAAAAACTCGAACAGCCTCCTACCAACAGCGGCGCTGGGCTCGTTTGTATAACAACTCAATTTTTAAAATAAATTCCCCGCTCCGCAGCTTTTCTGAATAATTTCATTTCCAGCGTGTTTCCCTCCACAAAAAATCAAAGGAGCTAAAAAGCTCCTTTTTCTTTAAGTTATCCGCAAGAAATCCTCTTAAATCCCTCCGTTTTGCCCTGAAATACATCCAGTTTTCCTCCCATTTATTTTTATAAGGAAATTATCCTATGGCTAAAAACCCTAGGATTGTTCCTCTCGTATCGTTCACTAAGACAGTCTACGGACTTCTTCGCGTTATTGTAGAAGCGAAAGGAATCAATCCAGACCAATATTATTTTCACCTTATGCTCCTTGCTGAACGTTGTCGTGTATATCGAGAAGCGCAAGATATCCTTTTTAGGGATGGAGAGCACATCGAGCAAATCGGTGATCAAAAACAAGATATGCTCAAGAAACATCCTTTACAAACAACTAGAGACGTTGCGTATAAAGATATAGTCCAAGGCTTAAAAGAGTATGGCCTTACACCTAAGTCAAATGCCGATCTAAGTCTAGTAAACACTGAAGCGCAATCCGCTATGGAGCAGCTAATGGCTATCCTAAACGGAGGCGGTGATGCTTAATTACAATAGCCTTGATTCTACATTGTACGAGGAATACGTTGAAAACCCGTACCAGTTGAAAAACATAGGTATTGATCTTGATGCCTTTAACTACAACCTAAAAGACGAGGCGCAATCAAGTAACTGGGTACATCAATACGCTTTTGAATGCCTTGTGAAGTACAAAGATGAAACCTGCCACAATATCAAACTAGCCGCTGTAAGGCACATCGTTGATATTGAGAGAAGTAAGCACAGTGAATTCAAGTACACGTTCAATGCTAAAGCAGCACAAAAAGCCATAAATTTCTTTAAGCTGTTATGTCACGTTAAAGCAAGCGACAGTGCGTTTCTCCTGCTGCCTTGGCAACAGTTTATTGTGGGGAGTATCTTTGGCTGGGTACACAAGGAGAAACACGGAGAGCGTTTCTTACGGCGTTTCAGACAGGCTAATGTCTTTGTAGCACGTAAAAATGGCAAATCAACATTAGCGTGTGGCATTGCTCTTTATATGTTGCTTGTTGATGGTGAAGTAGGTGCTGACGTTTACACAACAGGGCCAACAGGTAAACAAGCCCGTATCGTGTTTGATGATAGTAGAAAGATGTTAAAGGCATCAGTGCTATCCAAAGCATTTAGTTTAAGAATGAACAATGATGCTATTCATTGCGATGCTTTGAACGCAAAGATGGAATACAAGAACTCCATAGCGGAGAACTTGGACGGTATGAACTCCCATTGCGTTATCTTGGATGAAATACACTCCTTTAGTTCAGCTGATGTATACAACGTAATGAAGACATCATTAGGTGGTCGCATTAACCCACTGTTCTTTGTTATCAGTACAGCAGGTTTTAACTTAGGTGCTATCGGACACCAGCTTTACATGGCAGGTGAAGAACGCCTACGTGGAATTGTGCCTCCTGCTGATTGTAATGACTTGTTTGATTGTCTTTATACGATAGACACTGGGGATGCTTTTGATTCCATTAAAACGTGGCACAAAGCAAATCCATCGCTTAGAAGTGGAGCTCGTAGTTTAACTGATATAGAAAGCACTTGTAATGAAGCAAAGTACAGAGTATCAGCTAGGCCGAACTTCTTCACAAAGATTCTTAATTTCTTTAGTGCGGGAGACGATAAATGGCTTGATTGGCCTTTGATTCAGCGCAGTGCAGTTGTAGGTAAAATAGACGATTTCAATGGGACGGATACGCCGTGTTACTTGGGGGTGGATATTGGTTTAACATCTGACCTCAGCGCGATTGGGTACGTGTTCATTTTACCTGATGGAACCAAGCGTTGCTTTAGTACAGCGTACTTTCCTAGAGACGGATTAGATGATCTCACGCCTAACCAAGCACAGGACTATATCAGGTGGAGCAATACAAAAGATGGTTCTTTTGTTTTAACTGAAGGTAGTACATGTGACTTTGATTACTTAGAAGATGAAATCAAAGCAGCTTGTAGAATGTACAATGTTCAATCGGTTGAATTAGACCCATGGAACTCAACACAGTTATTCAACAACTTGAAGAAAGCGAAAGTACCTGCTGTTCAACGAGGGCAAGGGCTAAAAGATCTTAATGAGCCCACAAAGCTATTTGAGAAGAGCATACTGGACGGCGACCTCAAACACGATGGTTCAGGTGTGCTGATGTGGTGTATGGCTAATGCTTGCTTGCGTATAACGAATAATGATTGCGTGACTGTAGAGAAGGACTCCAAGGATTCAGAGTACAAAATTGACTGCTTAAAGGCGCTCATTATTGCTCTTGCTGGCTATGTACACCAAGAAGTAAAACAAGAATCCAAGTGGAAGAAAGGACGTACTCGCATTGTGTCCATTTGATTTCATTTTGGGATTTGTATAGCTGCGTAAGCAGCACCTTGCAGATTCGCCACGAAAACATATTATAATATACTTTCGTGGCGAATCTGCAAGGTGGCCTTTGGCCACTTGCTTTAAGATTACCTCCTCTGTACTACAAATCCCCAATAATCCCTCCTATTTTTGCCCCAATAAATACGTATAGAACAAGTCCATAGTCGGGTCTGCGCCCCTCTAATAATAACAATTACAAAGGACAGAAATGAAAAAACAACAATTACGTCAATTGAAATCCGTCCAAGTACAAAAGACGAAATCTACTGACATGCCAGACAGAGATGAATTTCTTACTGAGTACTACAGGAACGGAGACGCAAATTCTAAATTACAACGAAACAGACTAATGGATCCCACTGCTGTTTCTTGTATTAAAATACTTGCGCAGAGCATAGGTAAATTGCCTGCTTATTTGTACAACAAAACCCCATCAGGTGATAAGCGCCTGTTCGAACATCCCTTCCTTAAGGTCTTAACAAGACGCCCTAACGATTTCCAATCCCTTCAAGAGTTTCTTGAAATGGCGGTATCGCATTTGTGCTTAGATGGTAACTTCTACGCAATCAAGCAATACAGAGGAAACAAGTTACTAGGGTTCCTTCCCATTGAGTACCCTAGCGCGGTACAGCCTATTATTCGAGAAGGCAAGCTGTTATACCACCTCACGCCGAATCCAAACTACGGATTACAGTACACCGGACAAGAATACACCGCAGATGAAATACTACATATCAAAGCCCCAGGTACTACCCTGCTTAAAGGCCAAGGCTGTATTGAGCAAGCACGTTTAAGTTTAGAGTTAGCGTGTGTACAACGAGAGCACAGTTTAAATTTTGCTGAACGCGCATCTATCCCAGCAGGTATTATTTCGCTTAAGACTGAAGGTACTGAAATTGATGATGACGCTTACGATGAAACTGTAACAGCGTTGAATGATAGTTTCAGCGGAGGCACTAACAGTTCAGGAAGACTTGCTGTATTACCTGGCTCTGTTGAATATCACCAACTTACTATAAGTAACGCAGATGCACAGTTCCTTGAATCCAGAATGTTTGGCGTAAAAGAAATTGCCGCTATCTTTGGTGTACCTTTACATATGCTGGGTCACGAACAGCCTAAGTACAGCAACTTAGAGCAAAGCAAACTTTCTTTTTATACAGATACCCTTGCGCCTTTGATTGCTCGTATTCAAGCAGCATTTGACAGACACCTAGAAGATTTAGATGTTTATTTTGCATTAGATGAACGCGAACTTACTAGAGGTGATTCTGTAGCTGTTTCCAATAGAGCAATGAACCTATTTAAATCTGGAATCATCACTTTAAACGAAGCCCGTACTGAAGTTGGTTACACACAAATGGATGGTTGTGATCGCTTGGGTATGCCGATGAATAACATTCGCTTGGGTACTGCGGAGGAATTGCTAGAGCTACAACTTGTAATGGCAATGCCTGAGCTTACGCAATCTGATGAAGGCAGTACAAACACAACGGCCACTAGCCCAGAAAATGCCCCAACAAATGAAGCAATAAATACTGTTGTAGAGCCCGATAATAATAATGACAACGAGGGTAACAATGAAGAAAAGTTATAAGTTCAATGTAAAGAGCTTTGACGTCCAGACTGGTGAAATTGAAGGTTACGCTAATACCTTCAATTTCAAAGATTACGCGGGTGATATTACGATGCCAGGTGCTTTTACTAAGTGCCTTGAACAGCACAAGCGTAATGGCACAGTAATTAAAATGCTTTGGCAACATCAACCAGAAAATCCAATTGGTGTTTGGACTGAAGGCTATGAAGATGAGAAAGGACTGTATCTAAAAGGCAAACTTATTCTTGGCGTACAAAAAGCAGATGAAGCCGCTCTGTTGCTTGCTGCTGGCGCTATTGATGGCCTCAGTATTGGATACGAAGTAATTGACGAAGAATACAGTTACAAGGAAGACGCTAATTTACTCCACGAACTTAATTGTTATGAAGTATCAGTTGTTACCCATCAATGTAACGCAGAAAGTAAGGTAGAATCTGTGAAATCAAAAAGCACTCCACGTGAACTGGAGAAACAACTCCGTAGTATGGGCATGTCCCAAAAAAATGCTAAGTCCTTTGTATCTAAAGCACTAAAGGAGCTAGGCGAAGATGAAGATCAAATGGAGCAAGTAGAAGTTACTACTCCTGAAGATGTAATGGAAATTTTGACCGCAATTGCCGAAGCCATTCCCGTGGAAGTCCTTGCTGAAGTTACAGTTGATGATGTAACTGAAGTGTTCGAAGAAGCACTGGATGAAATTGTTTCAGAGGAAAAGCGCAAGGCACGTAAAGCCCGTAAGGAAGAGCCTACCGATAATGAAGGTGATACCGTACTGGATGAAATTATGGAAATTCTGGCCATTGTGGATTCCAAGAACTCTAAAAATGACCCAGAAAATGAAATACTAAATACAGATGTAGAGAATACAACCCCTCCTGAAGACGACGACTTCCTCAAGTCCCTCCAAAGTCTTCTGCGCAAGAAATCTCAGACCGGCCGGTCGCAAATCAAAAACAAACTCAAATCAAAGATCAAATCTACAAAGAAATAAAACGGGATGTTTTATATCTAACCCATAATTTAACGGGATGTTGAATTATTCCAATACGGGCACTTAGACCCAGACAATAAAGAGCGCGAAGCGCCAACAATAAAAATAATAAAGGAATAAAAAACAATGGATATTCAAATCAAAAAATCTCTGGAAGCTCTGGCACAAAAAGCACGCAAGCAAGATGAAGAAATTGCCGAGCTCCGCGAAGAACTGGCCGCTGCTACTGACGCAATTGCAGAAGCCGATACCGCTGAAGATGTACAAGTTACTGAACTGGCCTCTGCCGTTGAAGCTATCCAAGAACAACTGGAAGTTATTCTAGACGAAGAAGCTAAGGGTCTGCGTAAGCTGAACTCTGGTAATTGCGGTGGTATGAAGTTCTCTGAAGTCGCCAAACAAATGAAATCCGCTTTGATTAATCACGGAAAGACCGGATATGGCACTGCTAACCTGAAATCTATTTTTGCTACTACTTCCGCTGGTAATGCCCCGCTGTACGTACAAGGCTGGGAAGCAGAAATTATTCGACGTCTTGAAGATCAATCTCCAATTCTCCAACACGCAGGCGTTCGCGAAGTTGAAAGTACCCGTTCACTGCGCAAGCGTGTCCAAGTTACTAAGACTGGTGCTCGCGTAGGTGTTGAAAACGTTACTAACGCTATGCTGACAGACACTGGTGCTGGTTCCTATGAATGGGTTGACGCTGGCTTCACCAAAATTGAATCCTTCCAAGTTGTTACTCCGGAATCAATCCGTGAAGGCGATTTCAACGTTGAAGACCTCGCTAGCGAAGTACAGCGTGAATTTATGATTCGCTCTGCCCGTGCTGCTCTGTTTGGTCAAGGCGAAATGAAGGGCCTGTTTGCTTATTTTGGCAACGATGAAAAAGATGATACTCGCGCTTACAACAAGTACCAAACTATGGAAATCCCGGCTAAGTTCGGTTCGGATTACAAAGTTTCCATTGCCTTCCTACAAAAGCTGAAGCGTTCTCTGGCTACTCCGTACCGTCAAGGTTCCGTGTGGTATATGAACGAAGAAACCTTTGATACCCTGGCTGCTCTGGTTGATCCTGCTGGTCGCCCGCTGATTCAAGACCTGATGGTTGAAGGTTTTGAAGGTAAAATGCTGGGTTACAACGTTGTAATCGATTTCAGTATGCCATCCCTGTATGACACTGGAGCTATCCCAGTAATGTTTGGTCGTTTTGCTGATGCTGTTACCTTCTTCCGCGTTGAAGGTGAGCACAAGTATGATCAACTGGCCATCTTCGGTGGTAATCACCACATTTATGACTCTTTCAATCTGGGTATGCGTATTGAAGACGCTTGCGCCCTGAAAGGTGCTCGCGTTGCTGGTGCTGCTAAGTAATTCCAATCGTAAAGGGCCTTCGGGCCCTTTTCTAAAATAATAGGAGAACAAAATGACACATCTAATCTCCGAGATTATTACTAAAACGGATTATGAACTTAGCGCATCGCCTTGTACAACTATAGATGACCTGAAGAATCACTTAGGAATTGTTCACGACTTGAATGATTACAGCTTAAACACCGCTTTAAACGCTGCGTTCAGCTATTCAGAAAAGTTTATGGCTCGTAAATTACAGAGGCACCTTATTCAAGCTGAATTGCTTGTACCTAAAGAAGGCGGTGTGTACTTTATGAAATATGGGAACACTGAATTACAGTACATCACTACAGAAAACGGCGTTCGCCTCGAAAATCTTAAGGATTTCATTCAAGTAGGCCATAAAATCACGTTTCGAGCCTCGAAAACGAGCCAGAAAGTAGTAATTCAGTACAATTGCGGGTTCAGTACACAACGAGGCGTAAACCAAGTTCCATCGGATATTATCATTGGAATCTTAATGTATGCGGGTGCTTTGTACCAAACTAAAACGGATTTAACATCGGAATCATTGAAACGTAGTGCGATTTGTTCAGAAAACTTGTTCAGTCCATATAGATTAAGACCAAGAGCATAATAAGAGCATAATAAGAGCATAATAAGAGCATAACGGGAGACAATAAAAATGGATTTTTCAAAGTTCGATACGTATGCGAAGTTTTTCAAAGCAGAAGAACAAGTATATCCAGGTATCACAGCAGTTGAACACACTGTACTCAAGCCCATTGTGAACTGTTTAGTTCAAGTTCGCTTCACTAAAGTACAAGAGTACAATACCCTTGAACGTGAAGTTAAAACCGCAGTTCTCAAAGTACAATGGAACCCTATGCTAGAAGGCTGTACTCACGTTGAGACAGTTACGCAGTACGGTACAGAGTTCTTTAGGATTGAAATTCAACAAATGCCATTCGATGGCGAAGTTGAAATGTCTTGTACTTCTTGTATTCAAGAGATTGGAACGTTTACCCGCCTAACCAAAGGGTAAGAGGGTGATCTATGGCCGCTAATACCTTCCAATTTGATATACAGGGCGGTAAAGAGGCAGAAGAGGCACTTTTAGAAATTGGTTCAGTACTTGGTACTAAAGCAGCAAAGGCAGCGTTAAAGAAAGCGATGCTTCCTATGCTTCAGGAAGTCATAGATACAGCTCCAATAAATACTAATGTAATAAGTGGCTCATTAACTGGCCCAAATGCTGCTTTACACTTAAGAGATAATATCAAACTTAAGATTTCAGGTAGAACAAACAAGCACAGAAAATCAGGTAGTGATACATTCCTTGTTGGAACGATATACACTACACCTCAAGTATCAGATTATGCTTGTGCTGTTGAATTCGGTCGTGCTGCTTATGTAGCTGAACGGACTCAACTGTTTGGTAAGAGTACACGCAGGTACAAAATTCACATCGGAGCAGTGCCTCCAAATCCCTTTATGCGCAACGCATTATACAAGATGTATCAGTCCGTAACTCAAAACGTTATTACAGGAATTATGGACGAAATCGGGAAAATCTCAGCAAATAGAAACAAAATAGCACAGCAGAAAATAAATGCCATGTACAGGCGATCAGCCAAACTGGCGCCATAAGGATTATCTAATGTTAGAAGCAGCAATAATAAAAACAATAAAGACTGAACTTCAACTGGATGCGTATCTTGGTATGGTTCCAGAGAAAGCAAAATTGCCTGCCGTGGCAATGTTGACTTTAAGTACTCATCCAAGAAACACAATTCAAAGAACAGAAATCAGACGAAGAGACGTCATTTTAACGTTTAAGGTTCACGCTTGTAGTACGCTCCAAGCGAAACAAATTCAAAACCAATTAACGCGCTTGTTTGAGAATAACGTGTTTGATTCAGATGGGATTGGATTCAGGTACGAAATGTCAACAGACGTAATTGGCGCCAATGATACTTTTATTGGCACTGATTACACTGCGTCCGTAGATGTCTCTTTTGACATTACGGAATCACCACTTCAAGAATAATAACAAGGGAAGTGAACTTCCCGCTAATAATAAAGGAGGCCATTAATGGCTGGAGCAGTAAAGAATATGTGGACTACCCAAGGTTCAGGCGTTTGGGTCAATATGGATGGTCAAGGCAAAGTAGCAGCTGAAATTACTACTGCTGTTCTGGATCTGACCTCTATGTCCCCCATCACTGGCAAACGTGATGTTAAAAAGAAAGGTACAGTGGAAGGCGTTGAATACAGCGCACCTGGCAAGCGTACTTACGATGACCCTGAATTCAAGTTCCTGTTGAACGATCGCACTAAGGCACTGTACGCCGCTGTTACCGCAGCCGCTGATGATGTTACTAAAAGCGAAATCTCCGTGAAAGTAACTTACCCATGGGGTGAGACCTTTACTTTCGGCGCTATCGTACTGGGTGTAGATACTCCTGAAGCAGGCGAAGATCATAATATCGTTGAAGTAGGCGTTAAGCTGAGTATCAGTGGCGTTGTTACTCGCGCTGCCACTAAGTAAGTTTTTACCTCAGGAACCTCTATAGAGCGTAATTAACTTTTTAGAGGTTCCATTTAAGAGGCTCCTTAGCGTAACAACTGGACACAAGATATATCGACACTGTCTGTTTATACAGCGCTAGATATAGTGTTAAGTTGAAAATCACACATAAAATGTACAAATAAAATACACATCATGATAACAAACGAGGTAAAAATGAAAGTATTTAATATGACTACCCTAAAGGATATGAAACCTAAAGTACAAGAAGTACAAATTCAGGATTATCAATTTTATATTCTACCAATGAACGCAATCGCACAGGCTCAATATAACTCACACGCTTCTAGAATGATTCCTCTCCAAAAAGTACAACAAAAAGCAGAGCAAAGTGGCAGTGTAATGTCGCCTGAAACTGCTAGAGCCGCCGCAGCTGAATACAATGACATTATGTCTTGCATGATGAAGATTGCTGTAATGGCTGGCCTTGTTGATGAGAAAGGTAAGCGCATTATCAAAGACAACAAATCATATGATACCTTGATAGAAGATATGGATCCTGAAATCCTAGCTGAGTTGTTCAGCTTGATAGTAGCAGGTGAACTTAAACCTGACGAAAAAAAAGAATCTGGCGAGTAATTTATAACAATAGTAGTGACCTACACACTCAACTAGCCGTTTTGAAGTACTTCAACCTGTCCCTTAAAGAATTCAATGAACTAGATCAAGGGACATACGAAGCAATGACAGCTTACATGTTTAGGCACCCCATAAATGAAGTACTTCACCTTGAGCTCGCCAAGGCTCAAAGCTTCCAACTTGGAGCTGCTGGAGTAAAAGACGCTAAACAAGCGTATTCCCTGTTTGAATCTTGTAACTCAATGCCTGAATGGCTACGTGAAGGTTCAAAGTTTGAACAAACAGACGATGAAATACAGCAAGACATAGAAAGAATGAAACGTTTAATGTCCAACGCGGATATGTACGTTGAAGATGAAGAATAATAGATGGGCGGCCAAGAGCCGCCTTTTTGATATCCGGATAATAAAAACAATAAAGGATACAAGATGGCAAAAGGACAAATATATCAAGCTGGTTCAGTAGCAATTAACTTAGCTTTGAATAGTGCGCAGTTCAGCGCAGCTTTAGACGCAGCAAAGAACAGCATGGCTAAAGCTCAACAAGCTATGACTAGAAGTATGAAACTGATCCAAGCTGGCGCTAGTAAACTGGCAGGTGTCTTTAAAACTGTAACTCAAGGCATTGCTAGTGACCTTAGTTCTTTAGGGCAGACATTTGCCAATATAGCCAAGAGCATGATTACCCCTAGTAGTTGGATTAAAGGCTTCTTAGGTGTAGGTGCTGCTATAGCTGCCGCGACTGGTTTAGCAATTGCGCACAGAAAAGAAATGGAGAACATCGCTAGTACGTATAGGCACACAAACCAAGAGATGAGCCAGTTCACTTATATTGCGGCTGCTACTGGGATTGAATACGAGAAACTAGCGGATACTTTACGTGAAGTTCAAGTTAAAGCTAACGACATTGTAGAGCAAGGAGCGAACGCAAGTGGCCGTTTGAATGAGTTCTTTAAAATGAACGGAATGAACGCCAAGGCGTGGGCTGAACTTAAAACTCCAATGGAAGTATTGATTCAGATGCGTGAATCCTATCTGAATACATTACAAACTAAAGGCCGTGGAACCGCAACGGATATCCTAGATGAAATTGGCGATTCCGCTAGTGAATGCCGAAAAGCACTTGAACTTACTAACACGGAGTTTAATCGCCTTGTTGTAATGGGCACTGCCACCGCAGTATCCACAGAGAACATTACTGACAGTATCAACAAGTTTAAAGAGCTGTTTGAAATTGGCGAGCGTTTTCTTGTTGGTGTAGTAAACAGAATATTCCCTGCTTTCACAAGTATGGTTGATGAGTGGTTCGATAATATCGTTTCAAGCTTAGACGGTGGTAAAGGTAAACAGGGATTAACTGAGGGCTTTAGAACGTATATAAACGAATGGAGTGATACTATATTCAAGTTCCTGATGGATTGTTTGGATTCACTTCAAGGTTTCTTAGTACAACTAAACGCCTTTATGGAAGGTGCTCTGAAGGTATATAACGAACAAGTTGTCCCACGGCTAGGTGGCGATATTGCTCAAACTTATGATGAATCTAAGCTCCAAGGGAAGGATAAAGACGTACACGCTAGGATTCAATCAAATAGCATTGAATACAATATGTATAAGGCAGAAGCAGAGAAAGCTAAGAATGCCTATGCCCTTGCACTAAAAGATAAGAAACCATACGAAGAGCTTAATAGGCTCCAGAAAGAATCTTTGGATGCTCAGGCTAAAATGAACAAAGCCAAGCAAGAGCATATTGAACTACAAAAAGAAACAATTCGCCTGAATAACACTTACATTTCAGATCAGAAAGTAATGTATAAGGACTTGGATACAGAACGCAAAAAAGAAATTGATGCTAATGTAGTCAAAGTTCAAGGACATAAAAAAGTCCAATCTGAAATTGAGAAAGTAGAAAACCTTCTACAAGGGATGGATAAGAAATCAGCCGATGCCAAGAAACTTGATGCCCGTTTAAACGTTTTAAAACAGCGTGAAGAGAAGATACGTCAAAGCGCAACTGATGCCCAGCAGGCAATTAAAGACAGCAATGTCGTAATGCCTTGGAGCCTGAACCCAACAATGGGTTATCAGAATACTAAAGAAGTAGATGACTTGTACGCTTCGTATCAAACTAACAACGGTGGAGCATCAGGGTTTAGTTCTAAAGTAGGCGCAGGCGCGAATAAAGCTCAATTAGATGCTCAAGCAAAGGCGCTTGAAGAATATACACAGAAGTGTATAGAACAACGCCAAAAGATAGCTGATTTCATGGCTGATAAGAACAATGAAGGGCTGGACGAGAACTTAAAGCGTGAACTCCGAGAGCGTAAAGCATTGGATGATATGTATAAGGACTTGAACAAAACTGTTTTGAAGTATTACGAGGATAAGATCAAAGCTGAAAAAGCTGGTAGTGCTAAAAGCGTTCAACTCCAGAAGGAAATGACAGCCGAAATACAGAAGAACCAAGCACAGCACGCAAGAGATATGCTTGCTCTTCAAGAGGCTCAACAAAAGCAACGTGTAAAGGAAGCGGAAGATACAGCTAAAGCATTTGCAAAGAAAAAGCGTGAAATTGAAAGGCAATTCCAATTTAGTGGTACAACCAAATCTGTCTTTAAAACTGAACTTGAATCACTTGAAGAATCGCTAGATGACTTCATAAATGATTATGCCGAGAAGCATAAGAAGGCAATTGAAGATAGAAATTCTGTAGAGTACAAGACGTTTAAGCAACTCCAAGAAGACAAACTCAAGATACTTGATCAATACAATCAAGAGGCCTTGAACCGTTACTACGACACAATGACTGCCGCTAACACTGTAGGGCAAACTATAGCGTTGAGTAAAGGTAAAGGGGAATCGCCGTTCCCTGGTATGTCCAATCAGGACGTTATAAACGCAAAAGACAACGTACACCAACAAGAACAGTTTATGGTTCAGGGTTCACAGAACCTTATGGACTACGCTGCTAAGAACAACAAGAAAGCGTTTGAAATGAAGAAGAAGATGGATATAGCTAACGCTATTATGTCCACTTATAAAGCAGCAAACGAAGCGCTATCTTGGGGTGGTATTGCGGGGTCAGTAATGGCGGCTATGACTGTAGCGATGGGTATGGCTAACGTTAAGATGATCCAAGGGCAGGAATGGCAAGGACAAGCACACAGCGGTATCAACTATGTACCCAATGAAGGTACTTGGAACCTTGCTAAAGGCGAGCGCGTAGTTGGCGCGGCGTTGAACCAAGACCTTACAAAGACGTTAGAGCTAATTAACTCCGGCGCTATGGGTAGTAGTAAAGGCTCCATTGCGGTTAGTGCTCCTTTACACATTGAAGGCAACGTAGTTGATGAAGGTTGGTTCAACAACAAGTTGACACAACACAGAGAATCAATTGCAGGGCTTGTTTCAGAATACAATTCAGATAGAGGGATCTGATAGGGTGGGAGCCCTATTGGGTTCCCTTTAACCTCCAATAACAATAAAAATAAAGAGAGGGTAATATGGATTTGAGTTTTGAATTCATCAAAAATATGACGTATCCACAGTTCATTGCTTTTGTTTGTACTGTAGTAATCCCGAGCGGTATATTGTGGCTACGCGGTTACAAAAAGGATAAAGAAGCAATGGAAACTAAGATACAAACTTTAGAGGACAATCTTCAAAAGACGCAAGCGGATCAAGCTGTACAGAACACGAAGTTTCAACTTGAGATTAGTGGTACTCAGGACTTGCTGAAGAAGTTAGAAGAAGGACAGGAGCGTATGCTTACACGGCTAGAAGCCAAGTTGGATACTTCTGTTAGCGAGCTTAGAGGGATTGTAATTCAGGAGATCAGTAAAAAGTAACAGTTACTAAGTATTGCCCAATGCCAATAATGCGCTGTGTGCTGCTGTATAACAGCGTTTAGCTTTACGTTTAGCGCGCTTAAAATGGCTTACAATGCACGATATCGCTAAAGAAGTGGCGCTCGGTTGATATCAATGCTGGAAATATAGTAAGTGCTGTTTGATGCGTCTTGTGTACCATTTAACTATCTCCTTTGTAGTACACAATTGATATAAACAGGAGTCAAATTTATTTAAAAAAACTGAAATTAATTACACGTGAAATAAATAGTTTAAATAGAAACAAAAAAGGGCCAGAAGGCCCTTGATTGGAATTGATTTTATTGTTTGTCAATATTTAACGCTGATAGTTTCAGAACTCTTCTTTATTTTATTCCCAACTAAATGTGTTGATTTCTCTTCATATCTTATCTCGTACCAGTTCTTGCTGTTATCTGATGTTTTGATTGACTTGTGATGTGTGATAACAGTACAGCGTTTACCGCCTTTGAACTGGACTTGGACTGTACTCCATCTGATTGTGCGCGTAGCACTGTCATCTAATGATGAGTGATCAGTTTTGTATATCCTCTTGCTCGTTACTACTCCATCTGTCTTGGTATCATAGAGCCCATATATTTTGCAAAGGGAAACGACATCAATACCAAAAGATGAAAAGTTGATTTTGTTGTTGACTGACATAATAGCCTCACTTGTTGATTACGATTTAGGTGAGACTACTATCAGCAGTGGTCAAAGTTTTTTAAAATAATCTATAGAAATTTTTTTAGATAAAAAAGAGCCTAGTGGGCTACCTAAATGTGCATCGAGGATATAACAAAAGACACAGATGTACAAAAACAAACACAGAACAAAACAAAATATCTGAAGAGTTTAGAGGTAAAACTGGTCAGGTTCTTGTCAAGTATTTAACGTTTTTGAAATTTTAACCATTAATAGTTTCTGAGCCAACATTGAATCCGGATGTTCTGAACTAGCTAGTATTTCTATTATATTTTTCAGAATGTCATTTTATCTACGCTCGGCGCTAGATCTTGCGATGTGTGAATTTCGTTTGTAGACCTTGCCGCCCTTCGTAAATTTTTTCTTTTCTCTGTTGTACGTGATAACCGAAGCCTTTCTTGAATTCAATGCCATACAAACCTCCTTGAGGTGCATATCTATTACACGTATTTATCTGGGTTTAAAAATAAATGCTGGTAATAAGGCAATGTATCAAGCAATTCATTAAGGAGATAAATATTAACACAACAACTCAGAATCCAGAATTTTCCTCAAGTACCCATCAGAAAAATGTTGAATTTGAGCTCGCTGAATTCTTTAAAGCCCTCTCATGTCTGCCAAAAAAGGCCATATGTTGTCGCAAAAAAAGCTGACACCTGAACAAACACAATCCGCATTAGATGAATAAAACAAAGTCGAATACAGCCTAGATACGATAGCCACTGCTTTTAATGTGTCGCATCAGACATTGCGTGTTGCTTTTGGGTAGATATTTGGAGGAATTGAATAACGTATACGAAATACGAACTAAAAAGGAACTTATAATGGCAACGGATGCTTTTCTGAACAAGATTAAAATCAACGAGGGTTCTAAAGACTATCAACGCAAAATGAAATCTTATCTAAATGACAGGTTTCGAGTGTACAAAGACTCTTTAGGGTATCCTACAATCGGCTATGGTCACTTATGTAACCCTTCTGAAGTACAGAAATACAAGAATGGTATTACTGAACCGGAAGCGCACAATCTACTTTGCTTAGATGTTGCCCACGCTGAACAACAAGCGCGTTCTCTGTTTCAGATGAATAAGTTTCCATTACCAGTACAGGAAGTCTTGGTTGAAATGGTGTTTCAACTCGGAGCATCTAAAGCCCAGCAATTTAAGAAATTCAAAGCCAATTTAGATACGTTCAATTACAAAGCAGCGGCCAATGAACTTAAGAATAGTAATTGGTTCAAACAAACACCTAATAGAGTACTAAGACACATTGCTGTTCTGGAAAGCTTGTAAAATAAGGAGAATATGATGTCTTATGAAAACGGATACAACGCACTTAACACGTACAATAATTTCAATTCCAAAGATGAAATTGAGGAAGGTAGAAAACCCAAGTTCGGAGAGCCTACTTTTGTAGCTTCCGTGCGTCTGCCAGCTTCGCTATAAGATGCTTACGGGAACGTTAAGCAAGAACACGATATGTCTAAGGAACTTCGAAATATCATTAACCGATTAGATAACAGAAGATAACCTCTGGTAATCTGAAAATCGCTGATCATTTAGGCTCCTCTTGGGGCCTTTTCTTTATCTCCTGAAAATATTTTCAAAAAAGTATTAATAAATGGCTTCATTATAGGGTCATTTATTGGGATGTTTTATAAATAATTATGTAAAAGGAATTAAAGAGCCTTGTATGAACCAACAAAAGAAGTTTAATCCGTTCTTAAATGGTAATGGCACCTTGTATAACCCTGAAGGTGTGCCGATGAAATCTTTAGAAGTGCTAATCGCAGAGCGTAGAGCTCAAGCAGGCATTCAGAAAGAACAAAAGGCCATTAATACAGCAAAAGCGAAAGCACTTAGAGCTGAACAAAAACGTATCCGTGAAGAACTCCAAAAAGAAATCGAAGATTCAAATTTCAGATTGGAGGTAAATGAACTCCTAAGGGAAATAGATGAAGACTTCGAAAAGAACTACCAAGAGTATCTCCAAGAAAATGCAGAGATGTATCACATCAAACTCAACGCTATCAGCAACTGAATTCAAAGCTTGGAAAGTACAGCAACTCAAAAAGCAAGATGGTAAGTGTGCCTTGTGTCAATGCCCTTTAGATATAAAGGATGCGCAAGGCGACCACAACCACTTGAATGAAGGCTTAGAAAAGAACTTTCATAAACTTAGAGGCTGTTTGTGTAGGATGTGTAACTCAACAGCAGGGCAACTGTGGAAAGTATTAGTCCGAAGCGGACAAGTAAACAGGTTAGGATCAGAAGGTGCTTTGGCATTTATGGAAATGGCTGCCGTCTACACAGTACAGGACTACGCTGAAGCACCTTTTCATCCTAACCGCACAAAAGACGAGTTGAAGCGTCTTAAAGGGCTTAGTAAACCAGAGCTTCAACAAGAAGCAAGACGCTATGGTGTACAAGAGGAAGGCACTAAAGCGGAGATCATAGATCGCATAAAAAACGCACTTTAAATCACAAGGAGATTATTATGAAGATTTCTAATACAAAACCCGTTCTGCTTATTATATTAGTGTTACTAGGGCCGTTGATCATGTCCGGCGCAGTACAGCAGGACGAAGTACCTCGCGTAGTGTACGCAAACGACAAGCCCCTCTCGCCTTACGGCTACCATAAAGAGCCTGTACATTACGAACAAACAGTAGAAGAACAGATGTTTCTGCCTCCGGCGGACGTAAACGACCCTGTACAGCAAATGGTTCTGATGCAAAAATAAATTTAGTTTTCCTTAAACAAAACGTTAAAAAATTGTTATAATATAGTATAAGCCAAACAACAACGGCTTATGCGTTTCATCTGTTAGAAGTCCCCATTGCAACTGGGGCATCAAGTTTATCAGTTTTTCATATGTACTTCCTTGTTAGTAAATCATCATACTCCTTAATGATGTATGCAAAGAGTAGCCCTGTTTCCGCAGGGCCTCTTTTATGATTATTCTCGTGCAAGTTTCAGTACAAATTAATAAATATAAGAAAGCCACTAAAGGAGAAAATTATGTTAATGCTTAAACAAAAAACAGGCCCTAAGCCTAAAGTTAGCAAAGAGCTTGCTATGGAGTTCAAACGTTTAAACGATATGCGATACTCCATGGAAAGCATAGGTAAAACGTACAACTGTACCCACGCCACTGTATCAAGAGCAATTAAGAAACTGTTGGCCGGTGGATATGAATAAAAAAGCCCCAAGTGCGGAAACACTCGAGGCTTTAGGAAGTAACAACAAAAAGGAAGTAAATTATGACAGTATTTAGTTCAAAATTACAGTTAGTGAAACTTGTTTGGATGAATGGTTATTTCAAAAAGCAAGTACACAAAGAACAAACCCTCAAAGAAATAATTGATGATATAAGACAAGGCACTTATAAAAAGAACATTGAAGATTTCAGACTTGCCAAAAGCACTGAATCAGCATTAGCTGAAGCGGAAGGTAGAGAACCAAACAAAACGCGCAAAGAGCAATACGTCCCGTCATTTATGCCGCATGGGTACATAAAAGATAAAAACGTAAAGCTACGTGATAACAATGATGTGTTTGATCATACAAGATGGAACCCTACTGGGTATGTCCATATGGACTTGGATAACATACCGCTTGGTGATTTTAAGCGTGTTAAAGAGGCTATCATCAAAACTAACCCTGTAGCGGTATTTCAAAGTCCATCAGGTGACGGCCTTAAAGTGTTTTATGTTCACAATATGCCTGAACTTACTCTTCAACAAAAAGCGGACTTTACTAAAGCTGTTCGGTTTTTTGTACGTAGTACATTAGAGAGTTTGGACTTGGGTAATTATTACGACCCAGCCGCATGTGATCCTAACCGCCAATGTTATTTTAGCTATGATGAAAATGCGTTTTACCAAGACGAAGTAGCAAGTACAACAGTCAATTTACTGGAAGCGTATAATGATTTAGCTGGTTGCCGTTTTAAGATGGAACAGCTACAAAATGACATAAAGCGCCTTTGTACAATCGTAAAAAACGACATCAACGATTCAGTTATTGCTGAACGTAGCGCTGAAGTACAGCGTAGACTACACAAGCACCAAATGAATTCAAACACAGGTGAAATGTCGTCTTTTGCTTTAGCTTGTTTTATGGTGGAAAGCGGGGTGCCTTACGCAGAAATGTTAGTGCATCTTGAACAACTTAGAATGTCATGCAGCGGCACATGGAAACCCCATGTTAAAATTGCCAATGCAGAAAAAGCAAAAGGCACAGCTCGTAATCGGTACGCAAGTGAAACAATCGAAATTGATTCCGGTATTGATACTGTACGCTATAACGCGCTGCGTGAAGAAATAGATGCACTTGAAAAATACATTACAGCAGGCAAAAAAACAGTAAAACGCAAATATAGCGATTTAGCACTGGGTATAATTGGTACTGCCGAGAGAACCCCTAATCTAATGCGTTTAGAGCATGAATTTACTGAGCAAGCAAAACGCATTTATTCAGCGTTGGAGCGCAGCAGGCTTGTTACTGTAGTAGAGAACGCAGGCTCAGGTAAGTCCAGAACAATGGGTGAACTTGCACGTATGATTGATGAAGACATCAGAGGGCACGATAGCGTATGGCGGGGTATGTTGTTTTGTACTAACACTAGAGCAAATCGCGATTCATTCGCAAAAGCCAACCCTAAGTTTGTAGTTTGGAAAGGTACTTCAGAAATTGTGTTTGAAGTTACACAAAGCAAGGCCGCAATGATGAAATGTAGTGAATACTATGCAGATGAAACATTTGAAGGTAGTGTAGTTAAACAGCTACTTACTGACGGGATCATTACTGATGCACAGTACAGTGACATCCAAGTAAAATTGCACGATAACCGCGCTAAGATGAAAAGTAAATTTGTTACTTGTTGTCATGCTAAAGTGCAAGTGGGAGAAGCAATAAAGAAATTTGTCGGGCATGTTATTGTGTTTGATGAAATGGCCGCTGATGATGTGCAATATATCGACAGTACCGAAAGTGCTTTTAGTTTCGGAGGCGCTGTAGAATGTAAAGCGCAGGACCAAGAAGCCGAAGAAGTAATTCAAAAATTTATGCAGGTAGTTGCAGCAAGAGAAGGCGGGGTTGTTATGTTGTCCGCTGAAAAGAGTTTATTGCGCGCATTTGGTCATAAAAACACTCCTAACTTGAAAATGAAGCGTTTGTTCCCTGAAATTATTCACTCTATGGAACACTTAGGAGCGCCTAAAGTACTTGAAGATGATCATTTATCTGTGGTTATAGTAAAAAGTTTAGCTAATGCGCAGGGCGCCGATGCAAGAGTTACTATAGCTCAAATGCTCCGCAAACATGGGTACTTGATTATTAGTGATGGTAAAGATGATCAAGGCGTTGCTATTGGTGATATGACAATCGAAGGCTGCAAAGGCTCAAACGATATGATGACCAAAAAGACAGCTGTACTCTTGGGTTCGCCTTGCCCAGAGGCTATAGGCGAAATGATGATGCGGTTAAGCTGCGATGAAGAGACTGCCATTTCAGTTATCATTTCTGATCAAGCAAACCAAGCTATTGGTCGCAACGTTGGGTACAGAAACAGAGGTGCTGAATGTCTGCTTGTTGTAGCTGCTAATAATTTACGTAATGGGAAGACTTTAGAACTTGATATTCTTACTCCACACGTATTTGATATAGCATCAAAAGATAAGTTAGATGATGCACCACTAAGCATACAAATGGTATTTGGGCCTATGGTACAGAACTCACTATACAAAGCTTGTAGAGTAGCGGACAAAGTAACTCAAGAGATTAGTACTAAAGGACATGTGTTGCACAGTGAAGTTCAAAAGTTAGTAAAAAGCGAATTGATCACTATGGGCACTTCAGCACATGACGTAAAAAACGGAGGTATTGTTACTGCCATTTACGGGCTTTTGAAGTACAGAGGATTTGAGTCCAAAAGAAAATCATACAAAAACAAACAAGGGACTTGGTGGTATTTGGGTACACATCAAGAGCAATAATGGAGTAATGGCTGCTTGTTAACAAGCAGCACCTTGCAGATTCGCCACGAAAACATATTATAATATACTTTCGTGGCGAATCTGCAAGGTGGCCCATAGGCCACTTGCTTTTTATGTCACAACAAAGGAGTAAAAATGAGCGATTTATTTGATTGGCCAGAACAACAAAAACAAACACGAAGTACAGTATACGATGTACTGAAACAAAAAATAGATTCGGAGTTAGCATTAGTAGATAACAATGCAGTAGCAGAGTATTACAATGAAGAAACATTATACGAAATTGGTGAATACGAAGTCGTAGATCACAGGGAGTTTTTGATTCAACATGTTGCGTGGTATCTTTTGGATGCAATTCGAGACTCAGCTGGGATTGAATTCAGAAAGTATGAGATAGGCGAGTACGATTACGTTGAAGTAGACGATAGTTATAGAATTCAACTTGAGCTTTGGCTTTGCTCTTCTCCGTTAACTAAACTACCAAAATGGGTTAAGTTGTGGGGCTTTCCAATCCAAGGCTCAGAAAGGGCTACATTAGTAATTCACGATGCACTTGTCCAAAAGGCAAAAGACATTTTGCGCATTATAATTGAAACATCCTCAGCTGAATTTATTATGGCTATGCAAGGGAGTGACATAAATCCCACATTACAGCAAGCGTTAGCAGTAAAGCGCAAAAACAAATAACGTACAAAACGAGCCTATTTTTAACAAAAAACTACCCCAAAACAAGCCAAAAACAAACAAATTTAAACGAAAAATGCTTGTTTTTGGCTCCTGTTTATTTTTGTGTGTTATTTCCCACAGAAACACAAAAATCATCAAAACATCATTAAGGAGTCCAAAATGCTCACAGTCCAACAAACTACCCTGCCTAATGCCGATAGAGGCTACATTTATTTCGCTCAGATGACTATAGACGGAGATACTTTTATGAAAGTAGGGTACTCCAGAGACCCCAATAGAAGATTCCACTTAGATGAATTTGAAGACGTTGAAGCGCACGTTGAATTCAAATGCATTATCCCGATGTTAGATTGGATGTTCGATTTCCCTAATGGCAATCCATCAAGTGATTACTGGGAACTGTTTTTACACGAAACTCTAAGACGTGTACCTGATATGCAGTACATCCCAGAGCACCAGTTCAGCGGGTATACTGAATGCTACAAAATGCCAAAGATGAATTTCAAAGCTGCTGTAGATTACCTTGAAGAGCACTTACAGGATATGGGGAACAGGGACTTTCTAATTAGCTATTAACCCCCTATATTCTAGCCAATAAATACAAGTAGATAACAACTCCTAAAGGATTTTAAAATGTACGATGCCCTTCCAATTAAAGAAGGGCGTATCTTTATTTCACACTATGAGCCTTTGAACGTAGCACCTAAACAAGTGAACGTAGCTCAAACTGGTAGAGTTTCAATTCGATGGACTGGTGTCCAACGTTGGGACTTTACCCTTCAACTTGAAGCCTTTGGATACAGCAATGTAAGACTTGTCCAAAGCTTCTTGAACTCACATGTAGATACGCCTTTCCTAATCTCCCTTCCTCTTTTCCAATCAAGTGCTACATCAAATGGTGTAGTATCCACAAATGCTAACGTTCGAGCTGATACAGTAAATTTAACTGGTTTCAAAGGCACTATCCAAGCAGGCGACTTCCTAACGTTCGGCAACAGTACTAAATTATACCAAGCCCGGAACAGCCTAAAGGGCAGTGGTAATCTTTCTATTTTTCCTCCGCTCCGAGCTCCTGTACAGGCAAGTGAACCCTGTATTCTCCAAGGTGTTCAAATCTGTGTTTGCTTAACAGGTGATATCAAACAAACCATAGACACGGTAGATTGGATCGCAAGTTTTGAGCTTGAAGTAAAGGAGAAATTTTGATGAAAACTCCAAAGGAGGTTGACTGATGGGAATATTCAGTAAGAAATCAAAACCAAAAGATTCCAATTACATCAACTTCAATTCCGCACTGAATCACCCTTACGTCGTAACCACGTGTAACAGCAATATGATGAAGGACTTGGGGCATGTACTTCCACTTACACCGCCTGTAGTCTTAAAGTACCTAGGTACACCACGTCATATGATTCAAATTGAATTCAAAGGTTTAACTTTAAGGCTTTGTAATGACCCGCACGGTGATATTTTGTACGATGGTAAACGCTTTATTTCGGATGGCTCATTGAAAGCTTTCGATGACACTGAAGAAACTACAGAGCTGAACCAAAAGGGTATGACCATTACGTTGTCTTCTAGCTCAAGTACATTGATTGGCATCTTTACAACAAAGAATTATATACGTGCTCCGGTAACTGGATATCACGCTTATATGGATGAAACTTCAGGCTCACCTGAACCCGTTCTAGTAATTGAGTTCAGCAAGGGATACTTAGATAAACCGGAGTACACTTACAACGCTATTACTGGAAAATCAGAGTTCAAAATGACCACAACCTCGTACTTGGAAAAGTTAAACAACGCAGTAGGAGCTAGAACAGCAAACGCAGTTCACCAAGCAGTATACCCAGGTGATAACTTTTTTAAGTTCAGTAACCAAACTCAACAAGCCAAAAAACAAACTTGGAAGATGCTCTAAGGAACAATATGATTGTATATGAAGAAAGTAAACACACTCGTTTTATTCGAGCAATGAATACAGTACTACACGAACAAGATAAAATGGATCAGTACCAAGTACTAGCGTTTATTCTGGACGCAGTACACGGCAGTACCGATTACCCTAAAATGAAACACAAGACTTTAAAGGGAGCTTTGGGTTCCCTAAAGAAAGCCTTTAATTGCGGGAGCTTGATGGAATACATTGAGCAGAAGGGCCTAGAAGAAATTGATCCTTTGTTTGCGTATCAAGGCTCTGTAGTAGTTGTAAAAGACGCAGAGCACGATGATATCGCGTTTAACGTAGGATCTAAGTGGGTGTTCTTTAACGATAACGGCATAACCAACGAGCAGTTTGATATTAGAACAGTGCTTACTGGAGAGCATACAGTAAGAGCATTTCAACTCACGTAGTACTACAAAAGCACAACCCAAATATAACAATAATAAAGAGGTGATCACGTGGCTATTTTTGCGTGTGTAATGGCTGTAATTTCCCTTGCTATGTCCGTATACGCAATGGCGAATCAGCAAAAATTCAACCAAGAAGATGGCGGTATCGAGCTTCAAGCTGAAGGCGCTAACCAGTCCATCAATATGGTTTACGGACGCGCTCGCTTAACTGCGAACAAAATCTTTGAAAAGGTAGGTAGATGGAAAGACCCCAACGCCGAAGAAGGTGATTGGCTTACTATCGTAGGTTGTATTGGTCAAGGGCCGTTTTATTCCTTGAAACAGATTTATATCAATGGTACACCAGCATTGACTGATAACTGGCGCGATTTAAGTGGCGATTCACACCAAGGCACTATAGGCAAAGCACACATTGTAGATAAGTTTAAAGACCACGTACAAATCCAATTCAATATGGGACAAAAGCCATTCTTCTATAAAATGGTTAATGACTTACATCCGGAATGGGATAATACTTGTGTAGGTAATAACATTGCTTCAGTCGCAATTAGAATCCTTCGAGATCCATATAAAGGCGAAATCCAGAACTCCCCTACAATCGAGGTTGAAGTACACGGTCGCTTAATCCGTGATATTAGAATGGAGAACAGTGCTCCTGCTTATAATACTTCACGAGGTATAGTAGGTCAGAACCCTGCTTTGTGTATGCTTGATTATATTACTTCACCTTATGGTTTGAATATCCCGTTTAGTGAAATAGATGAGTACAGCTTTATTCAGTACGCGAATTACTGTGATGGTAATAAACTTACTATGAACGGTGTAGTAGACCAAGGCAGTTCAATCAAAACGAATTTAGAAGCAATGTTCAGTGACTTCAACGTTGCTGTTACTAAACCTATGAACTACTGGCGTTTGATTGCGTGGATCCCTGATGTAGTACAAGAGAACTTTACCGAAGATGATATTTTAGATAAAGACATCAAAGTTGTATATGGCTCCAGTAATAGCGCATTTAACCGCCTTGAGGTTGAGTACGCTGATCCAAATAACCACTACCAGAAAGACGTTTTGGTTTATCCAGCTTATACTACAGATGAAATCATTGACAGGGATGGTTATGTAGTCACTAAGAAAGTAGAAGCTAAGTTCACCAATAACAAAGCTCAAGTTGATAAAGTTGCTTCTTTAACTTATGAAAGTACTAGAAACTTGATGATTGTTGAATTCAAAGGAAACGAGAAAGCATTCAACTGCCAAACAGGTGATATAGTCACGCTTACGCACTCTGAATTACAGTTCAATAAGAAACAATTCAAAGTGATGAAAATAAAGCGCAGTACCACAATTGAAGATACCGCAACCGCAGAGATTACCCTTGCTGAGTACAGCGAGACGGCATTTGATACGGTCCACGTATCCAACAGTACCCCAGGTGCTGAGATGCCTGTACGTGTTGTTCCAGAGCCCAGAGACTTGAAGTTCACTATTACTTCAGTGGGAGCTACCTTTGAAGGTCGTTTAGAGTGGACACACGTTGTATACGGCGACTTCCTTGAATACGTAGTTGAACACAAGCTATCAAGTGCGCCCGAGAGTGAATGGCAACGTACTGGTACAACTCAATCGGATTACTTCTACGTTCCACGTCTAAATGGCGCACGTTATGACTTCAGGGTCTTTACTCGCTCTAAGTTTATGGAATCTAGTGCGTTCAGTTACCTTTATAATGTAGATGTGAAAGATGACACTGTACTTCCTAAAGTTACTGGATTGAAACTAGTCACAACTAACTCTGATCCCTCGGTAACAAACGGCGTAGATTTCCAATTAACTTGGGACTCTATGGATACAGTTCCAGTAACCGCAGATAAACAAATATATGCGGACGCGGGTTTAAACCCTACAGTTGCTTCTGTTAAGAAAGGATACGAGATTGAAATATATCACGGCGCTAACGGTGGCAAATATAAGAGCACTGTAATCACTACGGACAACTTTTTCAATTACTCCTACTTGATGAACAGTAATAACGGCTTGTCCAGATACGTAACGTTTAAAGTTCGCTTGCTGAGTAAAGGCGGAAGTAAATCTAAAGACCCTGCTGTACTGAACGCAAAGAACTTACAGGCTCTTAAACCTACAGGTGTTTTAGATTCAGGAAGTAACGCTGGTATTCAGTTGTCGTGGGATACTTGTACAGAACAAGATTTCAGAGGAACTAACGTTTATTGTTCAAGAACAAGAGGCTTTACCCCATTGCCAAGTGACATTCCATCAATGGGCGAAGTAAAAGGTAACTTCTTCTTCATGCCTGAACTAGATGGGACTTGGTTCTGCCGTGTTGCTCACTTCGATGCTTTTGGTGTAGATGAACTTAATTTCTCTCCAGAAATGGAAGTATCAGCTACATCTGCGTTCCATCAAATGACGGACTTAACTAAAGGCGTTGAGAAAGAAATGATGGATAACTTGAAATCAACTGAAGTTAAACTTTCAAATGATATCAAGAAAGCCCAAACAGATATGAACACTGCGCTTAAGCTTGAAACTGATGCTAGAGTAAATGACGTTACCAAGTTGACTAAAGTTGTTGACGACAACAAGATCAAAGCAGCAGCTGATATTATTGCGCTGCGTTCCGAAATGACTACAGCGGACGGTAAACTTCAAGCTAATATAGATGTAACTAATAAAACTATGGCCGATAAGGACAAAGCTCTTGCTGAAAGTATCACAAGTACAGAAGCAAAGTTACATAAAGAAATTGTTGATGGAGACGCTAAGAACACAGCGGATTTAAATGCTTCAGTGAAGAGCATTACCACAGCTTATACTGATGCTGATAAAGCATTAGCTTCGCAGATTACTACAGTCCAATCGGATCTAAATGGAACTAAAGCTACTGTTCAAACGCATTCAAACACGATAGCTGATATCAATGGTACGCTGAAAGCTGAACACTATATGAAAGTTCAAGCGGATGGCAAATACGCAGGTATGGGTTTAATTGCGGATTCAGGTACTAAGTCCAGTAAGATTATCTTCGCAGCGGATCAAATGTTGTTTGTTGATCCTAGCAGCAATTCAAACAAACCCATTATGGAAATCCGTAACGGCAAAGTAATGATTGTAAACGGGATGATTGATAACTTGGATTCAGCGCAGATTAGAGCAGGAGCTATTTCAGCAGCTCATATCAAAGCGGACGCTATCAACGCGAATCATATTAGTGCTAATGTTCAACTTAGAACTCCTGACTTGCTGATGGATAGTATTAGATTGAACTCCGGAGCAGCTGGGTTTGGTAAAGGCAACGGGCCTTACAGTGGTTGGGGTGAGAAGTGGGGTACAATCATTTACGCTAATGGTCAGCTTTGTACAAACAATATACAAGCTTCAGGTGGTGTTTTTGACACTGTAAAGGTGAATAAAGCAACGTTGACTAATTGCGTTATTTCCGAGGACTGTACCGTAAATGGTTATTTGTACGCGGATAGAATTATAGGTCTTCCTGCGGGAAAGTCTTTTGGCCTTAGTAGGTCTGGCTGGGTGATGTTAGGTGCCTGGACTGATGCGTTGAACTACGATGTACCTACTTACAATGGCCGATTCGACATTTATACAATGCCTCAGTTCAGGGGTACAGCAGTTGGTTATACTTACGGCCCCGCTCCAAACGTAGGTGGGTACTTGTACTGTAACTTAGGTGTTAGAGTACTAGTGAATAAAGGCGATGGCAGAGGCCACGTTGAGCAATATAGAGAAATGATCCAAATAGCCCATAACTGGGAGATTAATCATCCTCAAGTATTCAGCTGGGCAGGTAATAGAATCAATTGCGGTTCTTGGGGCGCTAACGTTCAAGTTCAATATTGCGTTTGTTCACATGGCACAATTCAGAATTCAAACACAGTAACTTATGCGTATGATAAAAAGTTCAGCGGTAACGGTGGCGATGTGTGGTTGGAAACAGCAAACATCTTAACTTACAGTTGTGTGGATCTATAAAGCCTAGTTTCAACCCAATAAATACAAGTAGCATTCAAGGGGGCCTTAGTGCCCCCTTTATTATAAGAAGGAATAAAGAATGGCAACTATTAGAAATGAAATTGCTCGCGCTGATTTCGAGCTCCGGACGGGCGATGATTATCGTGTACGTGTTACGTACTCAGAACAAGATGAAGATGGAAATGTTACTCTGGTTGATTTGCGTAATGTAGATATCACTGGCAAAGCTCGCACAGCGTACAATGTGGACGCAGATGCGTTTCCTCTTCCTATTACTATAGCGGATCAAAATAAAGAAAAAGGTGTGTTTTACATCTCTTTGACTAAAACATTGACTACTCAATTCCGTCCTGAAAATAGACCACGTAAGTTTCAATTTGATATTCAATCTGTAGACGCAGATAACTTTACTACTACTTTCCTTGAGGGAAGTATTGTGTTCCTACAAGATAACACTTACTAATATCATCTATAGCATTCTACCGATAACAATAAAAATAAAGAGGTATAAATGAACAAGACTGTTTTAATTCAGTTTGAACTCCTGAACGGAGCAGGCGCAGTAATTCGCGGAGTACAAGCAGAAGCTACCCTTCCGCCTATGGGTACAATCAAGAACTTTCAGGACTTAGCTGATGTGCCGTTGTATAAGGGAAACAAAGGTAAAGGTGTATTCATCAAAGCAGATGAAAGTGGAGTTGAATACATTGATGTACGTGCTGAAGTTCGTGCTGTAGATAAGAAATCAACCGATGCTGATGCTCAATTCCGTAAGGACTTGAACACTGAAATTAGCGAACGTAAATCTGCTGACGCCGTGCTACAAGCTAACTTGAGTACTCAAATTGACGCAAGCAACGCACAAAACGCCGTGCTACAAAAGAACATTGATACTGCGAATACAGTACGTAAAGCAGAAGACGACAAGCTTCAAACTCAAATCACTAACGAAGTAAACACTCGTACAAGTGAAGTTGCTGCTCTTAAAACCGCAGATACCAATGAAGCCAATACCAGAAAAGCAGAAGACGATAAACTCCGTTCTACAATTACTTCAAACAAAACAGCAACAGACGCAGAGCTTAAGAAAGTACAAGATCAGTTTGTTGTACTGAACCAAAGTATTACTGACACAGGCGCCAACTTGCTCACCGCAATTGGTACTGTAGAAGATAACTTGAAGACTGTAGACGCGAAGCACGATGCCAAGAACACAGCACAAGATAAAGAAATCACTAATCTAAAGAACAACTACGCAACTAAGACCTACGTACAGGATGAAATCAAAAAGATTTCCATTACTGAAATTTTTGTTGTTAATACCAGAAAGGATCTACCGGATCCTAAAACTCATATGGGCGACTTCTACTTCATTACGGACACCAAAGAGTGGGTCACAAGTGATGGTGTGAAATACTACGATATTACTTCTGTTGTTCCTGATTCAGTACAAGCTCAATTTGATGCCGTTGATGCTCGCATTACTGCTGAAGTGAACAAGCTCCTGCCTACCATTAAGCCCGCTTATGAATGGCTCAAATTAGGCGGGTATACTGGTACTGAAGTCGAACTTATTAGCTCCTTGAATAACATCAAAGGATTCAATCCTTCCAATTGCCTCCAACTTAAAGGTGGCGAAATTGGCGGGTACATTATTCACAAACAAACTGTTTATAATGACAACAACCAGCTAGTGAATAAGAAATACGTAGATGATAAGTGCGCTGCTGAACGTACCTTCACCACAAGCGTAGATGCTAAGAACTTAACTAAAGCTGGGGATACAATGACTGGCGCATTGACCGCAGCAAGTATCAAGAACTCAATTGTGGTTAATGGTCAAGGCTCTATTTCATTCCAAGATGGTGTGAATACAAGGTATCATTTGCTGAGTGAAGGTAATAACTTCCTCTTGAAGCAAGGCAATAACGGAGAGAACACAGTTTGGACTTGTACAAGTGATGGTAAGTTCACCGCTAATGAATACTATCAAAGCACTCCGCAAAGCACAGCAGGTAATTCTTCAGCACGTAAAGACTATGTTGATTCGAAGTTTAAAGAAGTTGACGACCGGAACTTCACTAATGTTCAAACTTCACTTACAGCAAGTGATAACTTGAATAAATTTGGTGCTTATTCACAAGCTGGTGTATATAAGAATCCAGCTAACGCTAACGCTACTACAGCAAACGGCTATCCAATTGCCGAAGCAGGTACTTTAGTGTGTACTGGCTCTGCGAATGGCTTACAGCAAGAATACACTACGTTCAACACTGGTCGTAAATTTACTCGTGGATTGTCTGCTCAGTGGAACGGAACTGACGGCCCGTGGTACGCTTGGAAGGAATATTACAGTACAAACAATAAACCTACCGCAGCTGAAGTAGGTGCATTGCCTATCGTAGGTGGTGTTGTTACTGGGAACCTTGAAGTAAAAGGTAACTTCACAATCAACGGTGAAGACCCAAGAGGTTCAGTAGGCCCTAAAGGTGATCAAGGCATCCAAGGCCCTAAAGGTGACAAGGGAGACAAAGGCGACAAGGGTGCAACTGGTGACAAAGGCGCTACAGGCGCACAGGGCGCTATCGGGCCTAAAGGTGACACTGGCGCACAGGGTATACAAGGCCCTAAAGGTGACAGGGGAGATAAAGGCTTACAGGGCGACAAAGGGGACAAAGGGGACAAGGGTGATACTGGCGCAGCTGGTACAAACGCTGATCCGTATAGTATTACTGTTCGCGATACCCGAGCTGCTATCAAACTTCCTAACCAATATACTGACAGAACCGTGCAAGCAAGTTTCACCAACGTTGGTACTCCGTCCGCAATGTGGCACGGAAGTTTGGTAGTGAATGGTTGGACTGCCGCTCATAACGCATGGGAACTATGTGCAGACAGCAACAACACTGATTTCAATAATAAGCTGTTCTTCCGTGGTGGCCGTGACGGTACTTGGAAAGCGTGGAATGAAATTTACCACACAGGTAATAAACCCGATGCAACTGATGTAGGTGCTGTTCCTAGCGGTCGCAAAGTAAACAACAAAGCACTGACTGCTGATATTACTCTTAGTGCTGCTGACGTAAGTGCCGTCCCAATGGATCGCAAAGTAAACAACAAAGCACTGACTGCTGATATTACTCTTAGTGCTGCTGACGTAAGTGCATTACCAACCGCAGGCGGAACAATGTCAGGTAACTTAACCATCAATAACGGTTCACCTACTATTACTCTGCAAGATACTGATCACATGGGCGCGGTACTACATAACAACAGTAACCAGTTCTATGTGCTAAGAACTCCATCAGCAAATAACGGTACGTATGATGCAGGCCCTAACGGTCGTCACCCGATGACATTGAACCTGAGTACAGGTGATGTTGTGTTCAGTGGTAACGTAGTTGCGTATTCAGATGCCCGCTTGAAGCACAGCGTTCTTCCGCTCCAGAACGCGCTAGGTAGTGTTCTGCAACTGAACCCAGTGCAGTACAAGCGCATAGGTGATGACACACCAGATCGCTTGCAGTGTGGTTTCATTGCGCAGGAGTTACGTGAAGTGATCCCTGAGGTTGTTATCGAACAACAAGACGAGGATAAAACCTTAGCTGTGGATTACGCAAAACTGGTTGCTTATATGGCTGGTGCTATTCAAGAGTTGACAGCAGAGCTGTCAACGGTGAAGCAAGAGCTTCAAGCTCAGATCAATGAGCTCAAAGGGAGGGCTGCATAATGGCTATTCATGGATGGGGCACTCCAGTGTCCATTTACGAAATCGCTGTTGAATTAGGGATAGGGGCCACTGGCCTCTCCCTTAATGATTCAAGGGTACGCACTCTTCTGGGTAATCCTTCAGGTGCAGTCTACATGTCCAATGCTTACGGCAAATCAAATGGAATGCAGCTTACTATAGGTCAATATAATGACTCCGGCAGGTTACACCTTGGATTTAGGAGTGGTATATGTGGAGATTTAAACCCTGCTAGTTCAGATTACGGCGTTGTTACTCAACTTTATGTTCTTAGGTGGTCGCAGCACGACAATAAGATTTTAATCACAACCAATTCCGGTAGAGTAGATAACTTCAATATTACATTCACTATAGCTGGGCAGTCATTTGTTTACCCTGTGTGGACTAACGATGCCAGATCAGCACAACCTATACCGAATGCAATGTCTGATTTGTTCTTAGCTAATGTAGGCAAAGTGTGTCAGGTGAAGTTCAGCTGATAAGCTCAATAGAATCAGGTACTTGTGAAAATATTAGGATTTTCTTCTAAGTTCTTTTCGAAAAACTTTGTCCTCGATTGATAGTAGCCCTGCGCTGATTGAGCGTATCTAACCTAAAGGGCTACAAAATGCACGACGAAAACAACCAAATCCCAGTATCCGCAGACGACACTATCACCAATAAGTATGTCACTGTTACTTTCCCAGGTGCGCAGATCAATCACGAGGGATATACAGTAACCGCCGATGATGGCTATGTTCGCTTCGGCGACTTATACGCAGTGCTTACCATCATGTATGCTGATTTCCGTGAAGAAATGTTTTGCACTTGTTTTAGTCTAAACAACGCAGGCTGGTATTATGATCCTAATGTTGATGTGTACCACTATAATGCATGTGAAGATGAAGTAATGATGCACCGCATTCAAGCGGCTGTATAACAACTCCTTTTGTTTTTATTATAATAAAGTATACAAAAAGGAGTTTGTATGGTTCATATATCACCTAGGATTCAACACGGGATTAATGATATTGGTAGCTATGTTTTTAAACTGCCATCCAATGAAGTAATCCCGAAACACATAATGAAAGACAAGTTTAGGAAGCTTAAAGATGCCGAGGAATACAACTATTATAAGTTTGTACAGGCAGAGCTTGAAGAATACAAAAGTACATTAGGATCGGTATGGAATAGAGCAATTGGTTTTATCATTGAAGTTCAACCAGCTAAATTCGATTATTATCTATGCGATGATGGAGAGTTCACATGGGATGTTGATGATGTGGATACTGAGTACCTTGTTATATTCGCCGAATACCTAAAAGAAGAAGCTGAAGAAGTATTAAAGGGAGCCTAG